GTTGTCATATCTACTTGGCAATCAGTTTATAATATGCCTAAAAAATGGTTTAAACAATTTGGTATGGTAATAGGTGATGAGGCACACTTATTTAAGGCAGTTTCTTTAACTAAAATTATGACAAAATTAGAGACTTGTAAATATAGAATTGGCTTGACTGGTACTTTAGATGGTACAAAAACACATAAGTTGGTATTAGAGGGTTTATTTGGTACCGTTAATAAAGTAGTATCAACAAGTGAGTTGCAAGAGAAAAAACAATTAGCAGACTTAAAAATATTTTGTTTAATTTTGCAACACGATAAACAGGCAAGAGAATTTTTATTTGGTAAATCATATCAAGAAGAAATGGATTACCTAGTAAGAAGTGAAAAGAGAAATAAGTTTATCAGAAATTTGGTGACTGGTTTACAAGGTAATACATTATGTTTATTTCAATATGTAGAAAAACACGGTCAAACACTAAAAGAAATGATAGAGGAGAAAGCAGATGAAAGAAAAGTTTTTTATGTTCACGGAGGCATTGAGGCAGATGAGAGAGAAAAAATTAGATTTATTACCGAAAAAAGTGAAAACGCTATTATCGTTGCAAGTTTTGGGACTTTCAGTACCGGCATTAATATTAGGAACCTTCATAACATTGTTTTTGCTAGTCCTAGTAAATCCAGGATAAGAAATTTACAATCAATAGGTAGAGGATTAAGATTAAAGGATAACAAAAGTGGCGCAACTTTATATGATATATCAGACGATCTTACAAAGAATGAAAAAGAAAATTATACATTATCACACTTTAGGGAACGAATAAATATATACAATGAAGAAGATTTTGAATACGAGATACATAATGTTGATTTATAATAAATATGGATAAGGCTATGCACCAACAAACATTAAATATAAAAATAATTAAACTTGTAAATGGTGATGATATCGTTTGCCATTTGCCTACAGGTAAAAATCAATTAACAGAAAAATCGCCGTTAGTGAGGTTAGATAAACCACTAGTGGTAAAGTATGTGCCACAAATGACGGCTGCAGGATTTAAAGATTACATAGCGTTAATCAGATGGTGTAATTATACGCCAGACAAAGTTATTACAATTCCAAAAGATAAGATTATGACAATTACAAATGCTTCAGGTGAAATGATAACAAATTATAATGTCATTGCGAATCAATATGACAAAAAACCAATGCCTGTGAGAAAGTCCGGCTACGAAAGAAAAGAATTGTCAAACGAAGACAACTTAAAAATAAATGAATTATTTGATGAATTTGATGATGATGGTGATTGGGCGGATGACCCCCTTAAAAGAACTATCCATTAAAGCTGTTCTTCAAAGGGCTACACCCCTATTATAGGCATAAATTATGAAAAGTCAAGTCTGGAAACACACTTTAAAAAATCATAGTAAAATAAAAGATTACTTATTAAAAGAGTTTGAAAAAACACCAAAAAATAAGTTTGATGATGGTATTGACTTAATTGAAAGAACAGACTATTATCAAAAATCAGACCTACAATCAAGACCTTACTTTGCTAAATTTCACTTATATGCAAAGGATTTTTATGATGAAATGGTGAATCACTATTGTTTAAACGAATTTAACATAAGGAACGGTTGGTTCCAACAATACAAAAAGAAAGGGACACATCATTGGCACTTTCACGGTGGTAGTAATTTAAGTTTTGTTTACTATATTGAACTAGATGATAAGAGAAATAGTACAGAATTTTATGACCTGGAAAACAGAAAAATTTTTCAGCTAGATATAAAAGAGGGTGATATCGCAGTATTTCCTTCTTATATACCACACAGGTCACCTGTAATAGAAACAGACAATAGAAAAACTATAATCAGTTGCAATGTTAATTTTATGGCAGTTGAAGAAAAAATGATAGTATAGGCATTGACTTTTACTACTAAATGGTGTATATTTAAACTATGAGAAAAAAAGCAAAATCAGAGCATTATGTTAATAACAAAGAATTTTTGGCCGCTATGGTTGAATATAAGAAATCTGTTAACAAGGCTAAGCGTGAAAATAAAATAAAGCCGCCTGTAACCGATTATATTGGTGAGTGTTTTTTAAAAATAGCAAATCATCTATCGTATAGACCTAACTTTATTAATTATACATTTAGAGACGATATGATTAGTGATGGTATTGAAAACTGCTTACAATATCTTGACAACTTTAACCCTAAAACATCAAACAATCCTTTTGCTTACTTTACACAAATAATATATTATGCTTTTGTTAGAAGAATACAGAAAGAGAAAAAACAAATTACAATAAAACATAGACTAATATCAGACGCCAACTTTGACGATATGACTTTACAACCTGGCGAAGATAGAGAGTTTAGAAATCAATTTACTGAATTTTTACAAAAGAATATACCTGCTGATGAACAGGAAAAAATTGCACAAAGTATTCAAAAATCAAAAAAGAAAAAAAGAACGAGAAAGTCAAAAAACAATTTAGATTTTTTTGTTAGTTAAATTATGCAAAAAATATTCATAGTAGGTGGTGGTTCCGCTGGATGGATGACCGCTGCCACATTAATAAAAGAGTTTCCTAATAGAGACATAACATTAATTGAAAGTCCAAATATCGCAACCGTGGGTGTTGGCGAAAGTACAATAGGACAAATTAGACAATGGACTAGATATCTAGGAATAAAAGATAAAGACTTTGTACCTTATACAGACGCAAGTTTTAAATTAAGTATAAGGTTTCAAGATTTTTATAAAAAAGGTGAGCACTTTCATTACCCTTTTGGTTATCCCGATACAACTAATCACAAAGCAAACTTAAATGATTGGTGGTTTAGGAAAATTTATAGACCAGAAACACCTAATAGTGAATATGCAGATTGTGTATCTTCACAAATGGCTATGGTAAATGAAAATAGGTGCCATCATAATTCAGACTTGTTTATGTTTGAAAGGGATACAGCCTTTCACTTTGACGCCACAAAATTTGGTTTGTGGTTGAGAGATCATTATTGTATACCAAGAGGAGTTAAACATATTAAAGAAGACATACTTTCAGTTGAACAAGACGATAGCGGAATACTTTCACTTAACGGAAAACATACAGCCGATATGTATATTGATTGTACAGGTTTTAAATCTCTTTTACTAGGAGAAACATTAAAAGAACCATTTATTAGTTATAATGATTTATTACCAAATAATAGTGCTTGGGCTACTAGATTACAATACAAAGATAAAGAAAACGAATTAAACACATATACTAATTGCACGGCAATAGAAAATGGCTGGGTGTGGAATATACCTTTATGGTCAAGAATAGGTACAGGTTATGTATATTCAGATAAATTTGTTGATGATGATACAGCTTTAAAACAATTTCAAAAACATATTGGTACAGATGAAGCAGAATTTAAGAAAATTAAAATGCGTGTTGGTATTCATAAAAGATTATGGGTAAAAAATGTAGCCGCCATTGGTTTATCAGCAGGATTTATAGAACCATTAGAGAGTAATGGTCTATATACGATACACGAATTTTTAACTTTTTTAATTAGAAATATGCAAAGAGAAAAAGTTTCTCAATTTGATAGAGATAATTTTACTTATGCTTGTAGGCAAGACTTTAGAAATTTTGCCGAGTTTGTATCATTACATTATGCTTTATCGCATAGAGACGATACTGAATACTGGAAAGCAAACTTAAACAAAACTTGGAGTAATACTCTAATAGAAAGACAACCAGATTTATCAGTTGGTATTAATCAGGCAGTGATAGAAAGAGCATTTAATTTTCATCATAGTGAAAAAAATGGTTTACATTACATAGCTGCTGGTATGAATTGGGCACCAACAGATAAAATATCTCTAGTAAGAGAAGGCAATATACCAAATATGGAGAGATTTTTAAGAGATTCATCATCTTATATGGTAATTAAAAAACAAGAGTGGCACGATAAGGCCAAAAAATTACCTAAATTATATCATTACTTGAAAGATAATTATTATGAAAATAGCTCTACTTAACGATACTCATTTTGGTTGTAGAAACGACTCACCAGCCTTTTTGAACTATCAAAATAGGTTTTACAATGAGTTATTTTTTCCTTACTTAAAAGAATCAGGTATCAACACACTTATACATTTAGGTGATGTGGTAGATAGAAGAAAATTTATTAATCATAACACGGCAGACAATTTTAAAAGAGTGTTTTGGAATAGACTAGATGAACTTAATATTGATACTCATATCATAATAGGTAATCACGATACATATTTTAAAAATACAAATGATGTAAATGCTATGCAAAACTTAAACTTATCAAAAAATGTTAAGTTATATACCAAAGCTGAAGAAGTAAATATTGGTGGTTTAGATATGTTATTTTTACCTTGGATATGTGATGACAACTATGAAGATTCAATATATGCAATAGATAATTCTACATCACAAATATGTATGGGTCATTTAGAGATAAAAGGTTTTGAAATGCACAGCGGTATTGTAAATGAACACGGCTTAGAAAGAGGCCAATTTAGAAGATTTGAAAAAGTATTATCTGGTCATTTTCATAAAAAATCAGATGATGGCCATATCTATTACCTAGGTACACAATATCAAATTATGTGGTCAGATTATAATTGTCCTAAAGGTTTTCATATATTTGATACTGAAACAAGAGAAATAGAAAGAGTGCCTAATCCCCTTGTTATATTTAAAAAGATAATATATGATGATAAACAAAACGACTATACAAACTTTGACATATCTCAATATGATAATTGTTTTGTTAAGTTATTTGTATCTCAAAAAACAGATGAAGATATGTACAATAAACTAATAGAAAGATTTTATAATACAATAAATGTACACGAATTACAAATTGTTGAAGACCCTATTGACATAACTCAAACCGTAAAGAGTGATTTATTAGATAAAACTGGCGAAGATACCTTAACATTTTTAAGTAATTATATTGACCAGATTGACACAAAATTAAACAAACACAAATTAAAAGAATTTGCAAGAGAATTATATGTAGAGGCTAGTGAGTGATAGTATTTAAAAAAATAAAATATAAAAACTTTTTATCTACTGGTAA